ATAGATGATATCGGTGGTGTAATTGCAAAACAGGACGATCGTTATATTGTAAAAGATAATACGACACTAAAGAACTTAATCTTAAGTAGTACGTTTCTAGAAGCAAACAAAAGCACAAGCGGACATAAACACGAAGGACAGGAAGAAGTTTACTTCTTTATTAAAGGTAAAGGTAAAATGCAATTAGATGACGATACTATTACTGTACAAGAAGGTGATGTTGTATTAATTGAAGATGGTGTATTTCATAGAGTACACAACACAGGCGATTACGGTTTATATTTTGTTTGTGTGTTTGATGGGAAAAGGAATCATTAATGGAAAATTTTATTCACACATTTCAAGTAGGCGAACAAGTATGTGATGACCTAGTTGCATATCATGCCGAGAAAGATGAATACAAATCTGCAGGAGTTGCAGGCGGCCAAGTAGATCATAATATTAAAGAATCTACAGATGTAATTTTTTACAATAGCAGTACTGATCCAAGAATACAACGATACTTTCAACAATTGCAAATGGGTTATGATCAATATATTGAAAAGTATAATTTACAACATTTGTATCTTAAGACAGAGGATCATAATTTATTACAGCACTATCCAGTAGGAGGCGGATTTAAAGTTTGGCACTTCGAAAGAGATAGAGGTGACGAAGCACGTCAGTTAGTTTACATGACATATCTTAATGATGTACCAGACGGTGGCACAGCATGGAAGTACCAAGACTTTGAAATTGAAGCAAAGAAAGGCTTGTCAGTTATATGGCCAAGTGACTTTACTCACACGCACAAAGGTATAGTTTCTCATACATCTGAGAAGTGGATTGCAACCGGTTGGTTCAATTATTCATAAAATAAGTGTTTTTTATATCTTTATATAAATAGCTCGTATGGGGTAGAAAATGTCTTCTACTCGACAATAATTCAGGAGAAAAAGGTGGTAAGATTTATCAATGAGTTGAGAGCTCGTTGTACTGGCGATACGTGTGACCGAATCGCAGAAGCAATACTTATGGTTGGAACGTTCATCACAATGTATGTGGCGATGCTTCCGATCATTTAACTAGAAGGTTTTCTAACTAGCGTAATTGACTTACGTTTAATCCTCTTTGTAATGATAGCATTAAGACTGGTAACAGGGCCTAGTATGACCTGGACATCCTTGCTGGTGAAGTTTCTAATAGCGTACTTAAAAGGTTGGATTTCATTTGATAAAAAGATATTAATAGGAATTTGTCTGTTACTTTCCCACCACCATGCTTCGCCTAGCTCAATAAATTTCTCCTGATCTTTCTTGGATTTTAAATTTTCGTAGTCGTAGAATGATGTAACATTATTGTCTTGATTTATGATGATTCCGACGTACTCTTTTTCGGCGTGTTTTAGAACGCTTATAAACGGAAAGTTCTCTTGTAAATTGTCAGTTATTCTCATTTTTTAGTTTGTTCTCATTTCGATAAATATACACATGCAAAGTCATTCAATATATTTATATCCAAATCTACTCGATGTCTACGATAATGGCATCGACGGTACTTGGAAAGTGGAGAGAAAACGTATGGTATACAATCGAGGGCTGATGGCTTATCGTAGTGTCGATAATAGAATTGATCTACAGATAAGAAACAGCGATGAAAAGAAATACAACATAACTGGTTCTACAGTTGTGTTTAATATTATAAACAAAGAAAATAGTGATTTAGTTCTTAGTAAAGACTGCTCAGTAGACGACTTAACAACTGGTAGAGTATATGTTATACTAACAGCAGACGAACTAACAGAACTAGAGCCAGGTTTTTATAGCTATAGCATTACTAAAGAAGTAAGACAAACAGTTGACTCCACCGACTATAAAGTTACTTCAAGGTCTCCGCTATACTTTGATCCACACTACGGTGCAATGGGTAACTTAGAAATTATGGGTGACGTCTTAGGAACTCCTTACAATACTATAGAAGTTTATAAGTTTAATAAGGACATTGACTGGGATAGTCTTGCATATATGTCAGACGATACAGAACAGTTCAAAAATCCAAGACCAAATTATAATCAAACTAATACTTCTAATAATGTGTTTGATGAATTACATTACAGTAGTATAATTGATCTTAAACCCAATATGCAAACTCCAAGCAGTTTACATACCTTACAGTTTTATTTTAAAAACTATACAGGGACAGTAGAAATACAAGGCAGTTTGGCAGACGGTGGTACTCCAAGTGCAGATAGTTGGTTTGTTTTACAGACGTTTGACATCACAAGCACAGATAGTAATATATTCAAAAACCAAACTGGCAAGTATAATTGGTTTAGAGTTAAGCATTGTCCAACTCGAGAAAACGCAGGATCTTTGGATAAAATTCTAGTAAGATAGGTTGACATTACCCGCAAAGATGCTATACTAATACTATGACTCTGGTATTAGATAAATTCCGAACACTCGTGCCTTCACGTGCCAAGACTAGTCCTTCAGGTTGGACGAGTTTTAATGCACCGTGTTGTTCTCATCGAGGTCATTCTCAGGACAAACGTAAGCGTGGCGGTTTGAAATTTGATATGGGTGTGGTATTCAATTGCTTCAACTGTAAGTACAGTGCAAGTTGGGAACCAGGTAGACCTTTATCAAACAAGTTCAAGAATTTATGTAGATGGTTAGGTGCTAACGATGACGATATCAATCAAATGATATTTGAAGCACTTAAAACTGAATCACCAGAGTACACTCCGAGAGAAGTTTCTAGCACAGTAACGTTTACGCCTAAAACATTACCAGAGGGTGCTTTAGCAATACGTGATTGGTTAGAAGCTGATCTCAACGAGGACGAAGAAGCCAGTTTAGCAGAAGTAGTTAAGTATCTACTAGAAAGAGATTGTGATCCTGTTAGCAAACACTTTTATTGGACACCGCTTGAAGGATATAAAGATAGAGTCATTATCCCATTTTGGTACAAAGGAAGTATTGTAGGATCAACTGCTAGGAAAGTTAAAGATGGCAGACCTAAATATATTTCCGATCATCACCCTCACTTTGTCTATAACATTGACGAACAAAAGGAAGATCAGAAATATATATTTGTAACTGAAGGACCGTTTGATGCACTATCTATTGGTGGTGTTGCATTACTTACTAATAATATTCACGAGCAACAAGCAAGGATTATTAATAGTTTAGGTCAAGAAGTAATCGTTATTCCAGATCAGGATAGTGCAGGTGTTGAGCTCATTAACAAAGCTGATGAGCATAATTGGCATGTTGCATTTCCTAACTGGGATAGTGATGTAAAAGATGTTGCTGATGCAGTTAAACGTTATGGTAAACTGTTTGTACTAGTTGATGCAATGAAGACCGCGGTGCAAGGTTCTATTAAGTTGAACGTTGCTAAAAATAACTTTGAACATAAGTTGGAGACAGCGTAATGAAACGTATCAAAAATTGGTTCATACATAAATGGGACTGGCTTGTTGAAAAGTATTATGCTTGGAAACTAAAGCGAATGAATAAGAACAAAAAAGACCCATTCATCTACAAGTAAGAGATCGCTATGGTAGAAAGGATTCTTGAAATGAAAAACGAAGTACAAGTAGGAATATTTGAGGTAATCAAAAACCTACTAAAAGGTAACAGTGTTGTACTAGCAGTAATTTACACTATGGGACATTTTGTTATCGCAATGACAGTTGTTAGTATAATGACTGACGCAAGTATATGGGAAGCTGGTGCTGTTGCACTTGTTGAACCCAGTCTAAACGGATTGTGGTTTTACGCACTACATTCATTATGGAAAAAATATAACACATGATCAGTTGGGGGATTTCAGCTAACAGTCACGATGCGGCACTTGCTGTATTCAAGAACAAAGAACTTTTGTTTGCGAGTCACAGTGAGCGTTTCAGTGGTGTTAAGAATGACCCCCATCTTGATAAAAATTTAATAAACTATGCTCTCCATTATGGTGAGCCCGACGAGGTACATTGGTATGAAAACCCAATTAAAAAATCTTTACGACAACTTTATGCAGGCCAAGGATGGAATTTCGGAGACAACAATATACGAAAATACCTTGATAGGTATGGAGTGGATTGTCCTGTCAATTATACTAGCCATCACAGGAGTCACGCTGCTGCTGGTTATTATACCAGTGGTTACGATAATGCTACTATTTTATGCATTGATGCGATTGGAGAATTTGAAACGCTAACCATTTGGGAAGCAGAAGGCAATGACATGTATCAAGTGTGGAGTCAAAAGTTTCCACACAGCATTGGACTTTGGTACAGTGCAATGACTCAACGTATTGGTCTTAAGCCTAACGAAGATGAATATATCTTAATGGGTATGGCTGCATATGGAGACAAAGGAAGACTCTATCACGATATAATGGATCAGTTCATTGACGTTAATTTTAATAATAAAAACTTAACTGTTAGACTAAAACAAAATTTACATAGAGGTTGTAAGAGTTGGAGACCCGATCTTACTACTGAACAAGACATGTATGATATTGCTGCCGCTACGCAATTGATATATGAACAAGCATTACTTGAAATGCTGTTGTATTGCAAATATACATGCAAAAGTAAAAACTTAGTGCTAATGGGAGGCTGTGCATTAAACTGTAGTGCAAACGGCCAAGCAAAAGAATTGTTTGATAATGTTTGGATTATGCCTAATCCTAGTGACGCAGGTAGTGCAATAGGTGCTGTTCTTTCAAACTATAACGAACATATAGAGTTTAAATCGCCTTACTTAGGGTATGATATAAAAGGTAAGTATCCAGTTGAGAATACACTTAACGCATTGTTATCCTCCGGTATCTGTGGAGTTGCTAACGGTCGTGCTGAATACGGTCCTAGGGCTCTTGGCAATCGTAGTTTGTTTGCTGATCCAAGAGGAGAACATACAAAAGATAGGGTCAACGATATTAAACACAGACAGAAGTTTAGGCCATTTGCACCAGTTGTCCTTGAAGAACATGCTAACCAATTGTTTGATGGTCCAATGGGGCCTTACATGCAGTATACTGCCAAATGTAGAGATACAAATAAGTATCCTGCAATAGCACACGTAGATGGTACATCAAGAGTCCAAGTAGTTAATAAGAAGCTACACACGGGCTTGTATGAGCTTCTAAGACGGTGGAATAGCGCCACAGGATGCCCTATGTTGTTAAACACAAGTTTAAATATCAAAGGAAAACCTATGGTAAATGACAAAGTGGACGCAAAAGAGTTTGCTCTAAAGTATGGAGTGAGTGTATACTAATAACATAATTACGTATGAGAGAAGATAAAATGACTAAGAGAAAGAGAAATAAATTTGAGAGAAAGCTAGATGAATATAATCATACAATGGAATTGATTAGAACCATTGTTCCGATTATTGTTTTGGGCTTACAAATTTATATTATAATAGAGTTAATAAAGTAATGGCAAAAAATTACGATTACGAAGTACAGAAAGTTTATCTGGAAATGATGCTGGCAGATGCAGAAACATTTGTTAGGTGTCAAGGTATCTTTGATAGCACTTTGTTTGATAGAAAATTACAAGAAGCAGCCGAGTTTATGAACATGTATACTAAACAGTATAATGTGTTGCCTGACTATGAAATGGTTAATGCAAGTTGCAGAACAGATTTAAAACATCCAGGTGATGTCAAAGAAGGACACACAAACTGGTTAATGGATGAGTTCGAAAGTTTTACAAGACACAAAAGTTTAGAACGTGCAATTTTAAAAAGTGCTGACTTGCTAGAACAACATGAATATGGTGAAGTTGAAGGACTAGTAAAAGAAGCAGTACAAATTGGTCTAGCACGTGACATGGGTACAGATTACTTTCTAGATCCTAAAGCAAGACTTATGGGACTTAAAGACAAGAACGGACAGGTTACAACTGGTTGGGATAGTTTAGATAGAAAACTATTTGGCGGATTCAACAGAGGCGAGTTGAATATATTTGCAGGTGGATCAGGTGCAGGTAAGAGTTTGTTCTTAGCAAACTTAGGTGTTAACTTTGCACTAGAAGGTCTTAATGTTGTTTACTTAACACTAGAACTTAGTGAAGCACTTGTTAGTATGCGTGTAGATAGTATGGTAACAGGTATTAGCACAAGAAACATTTTTAAAGATCTTGATGATGTAGAAATGAAAGTTAAGATGATTGGCAAGAAAGCAGGCATGATGCAGATCAAATATATGCCTAGTGGAAAGACTGCTAATGATATTAGAGCGTATCTAAAAGAATATGAGATTAAGGCAGGTAAGAAAGTAGATGTATTGCTAGTAGACTACTTAGACTTGCTTATGCCAATAGGTAAAAAGATTAG